TATGGGCGAGCGCCCAGTGACCCAACAGTATTATTTACAGAAGTACCAGTAGAAGTTTGGATTAAAACGCCAAAGCGGTCGTACCATTTAACAGCTGCCTGCATAGAACGAGAGTTTAAATTAGAACCGCTGTAGAAACTAAAGGTATAAGTTTGACCACTGTCAACAGGTACGCCATCAGTAACAGGGTTGTTATCTCCACAAGATACAGTTACTTCAGCAGTTTCATTTAAAGCATTTTTTATGGCTAACAAGCCTTTTCTTTTATTAGGAAACAAAGCTGGAGTTGTTGCTTCAACCCATGGCTCTGGTTGCGGAACAATGTAGGGCGCCTCATCAATTGTGTAATTGTAGGCATTACGTAAAGATATATCAGGTGAAGTTAAAGAGTAAGAAATAGAATTGTTGTCTACCGCTGTGATAGCTACAGACGTAACTGTTTTATTAAAGATAGGGTAAGGAACATTAAAAATAAAAATCTTCATTCCAACTTTATATCCGTGGGAACCCACGTATAAACGGCCAGTGTTACTTACTACCGAAACTTGAGTGATTTCTTTTCTAGCAACTTGGGATAAGGTACCGCTAGAGTTTGGAGACACCCAGTGTCCAACGCCTTCTTCAAAAGAAGCATCGTTGTAATCAAGCAAAATATTGTGGCTTATTTGAATGCCTTCAGTTGGCTTGTTTGCTACTGTAGCGTCTTTGTTCTCAATAACACCCCATCCAGTAAACCCACGAACATAGTTGCGAAGTCCGTCACGGCTTCCCTTTGATTTCTCTACAATAAGCGCATCTCTTAGTAGTACACGAGAGCGCTCAAACCCAATCTCAGGTTCATAGTTAATACCAAACTGAGTTAACAATGGTGCTAGAAGTACTCCAGGAGTTTTTTCTGGGTTGTACTTCTCTCTAGATATCTGAGCTAATGATTTAATATAGTCAAACTGAAACCCAAAAAGACCTAAGAAGTTTCGTAAATCTGCGTTATCTGTTCCAGAGTTTGCTGTGTATGGCTGGGTTAACTTCATAGCTTCTGGTATGTACTCATATAGCTTTGTTTGCATTTTGTAATTAAATACAGACAAGCCAGATACTCGTCCAGCAATTACCCACTGCAGCTGTGTTGTTTCTAATACAAATAGAGAGTAATAAAAGATTCTTGGCTCTGTAGCTGGAAGTGTGTCGTCAAAGAACTGAGGGTCTAAGCCACGTGTAGTATCAAAGACAGTCAAGCCATCCGTAATATTCACAGGGTAGCCGTACTTGTTTCTTACAATCTTGAGTTTTGCCCAGGCTCCAACAGGAGTAATCCATGACAAAGTAATCTTTCCATAGGAAGTAGAAAGAGCCTGAAAGTCTTCGGCTACAAATGAAAGCGGAGAATCGGGACCATAGTAGCTTAGAGGAAAATCTAAACTGCTATAGTAATCAAGACCGTAACGTGCCATTAGAGAGTAATACCTCCAGAAGCACTAACAGTTAGACTTGAAAGTGTTGGGAGCTCACTCTTAGCACACTCAATATCATTAACTTCATATACGGTAATAGAGCCAGTAGCCGCAGCAGTGCTTACGTTGTTAAAAAGTGCTTCATATGAAATAGTATTGGCACCCTTAGCTGTCACTCTTGCAACACCATTAAAGGTACTGTCTACACCAGTCACAGATATAAACTGACCAACAGTTACGTTGTGGTTTATTGAAGTTGTAAGTGTTGCAACTCCACTGCTAAGCACTTTATTAGTTACAGTAAATGTCTGGTCGCTAGCTGTTCTTACAAGCTTCTGTAAGTTAGCACGGCTAACGCCTTCAACTCCATCCATAGCTTTTAGTACATCAGAGTAACTAATGTAATCATTAAACACTACGTTATTAAAGTCGAATAGATTTTGAACTGCAGCCTTAACATTTTCCAACACCTTATCCTGTCGATAGGTAGGCAGAACAATAATGCCTCCAGCAACAGTTACTTGAACGTAAGTAGGTGGTTGAAGTGTTACCGTAGTTCCAGCTGGAATCTTATCAACTAGGTATTCGTCAATCTCAGTCTTCAAGTTGTTAAAGACTACGGATGTTGTAATACCATCGCTTTGTAGGCCGCTGTCTCCATAAGGAGCAAAGTAAACAGTTACGCTGCTATACACATCTGCAACAGATATAGCTTTAGCCACACCTGATACTTGAATTACAAGAGACGCGTAGTCACTTAGAGACACAGCTCTGTTCAAGGCTCTAATACTCTTAGGAGCATTAATACGGATAGAGTCTGTTGACTCTTCATCCGCACCGCCAGAAGCAGCGCCAGAGATTAAACCTGAGTTTTGGTTATTTACAGACAGTCCGTTTGAGGCATTGGTCTTAATAAACTTAATTGTGTTAGCAGGAATATTTCCAGATGTGCCACCACCTACGCGGTAGGTAGCTTCAAGGCTCACACCATTTAATGGAATTCTTCCGCTGATGCTGTCACCAAATTGAACAAAGGTTGTTCCATCAGAGTTTGTATAAGTAGAGAACACTGGGTCGTATCCGCTGTAATCAACTAGGTAAGGAACCTCTGTATAGATAACACCGTTGACGTCAATCAAGATGCTTCCTTTAATAACTGAAAGCTCTCCAAGTTCAAAGACTTGGTTAGCACTACCATCAGATGTTCCAATAGTCTCTGCTTCAATAGTTTCACCCTGTGTAGCGATTACAGTATTAGAGCCATTAGTAGCACCAGACTTAGCTGGTACTGTAATTGCACTATTTGTTTCAAATAGAATCTGTGAGGTAACGCCGTTGTTAGTTATGTTAGCCGCAACTTTTGTACGTTTTGGTACAGTAATAATGTTGGCAGAAGAGTTCTGGAAAGTAAGAAGTACTTCTGACGGAGTTGTTCTTGTTGGGGTATAACCAAGTAGGCGGGCAATCTGAAGGACAGACTCTCGCTGGCTAGCAGTCTCAATGAAGGATTCGTTTGCTGTGCGGTCAATGTAGTAATGCAAACCATCGCCAATATAAGCAAACAACTCCAATATGGTCATGCCAAAATCCGCTGGGTCGCGGTTGGTCCACTGAGGAGCGTAGTAGGGGATTAACTCAATTAGGTCTTCTCGAATAGACGAGTAGTCTCTAGACGTATAATCAACTTGGGGTATGTAGTTATCGTCAGCCATTATCTAGGCACCTCCAGTAGTGTCTCTCCTGCTCTGCTTAGGATAGCAGTCTTTATCGTTACACTCTCGCTTATCGTGTCTCCCGCATATGTGTAAAAGACATCGAAGTAGTGCTGCTCGCTACTATCTAAGTTATAAGTAACCTTGGTTAAACTTAATGGCTTTAGCCACATACCAAAGGCAGTTGTTACAGCCTGATTGATTAAACTTTTAGCAAGTTCTTCTGGTTCAAATACAGCGCTTTTAGCTCCGCTTCCAAAGTTTGGTCGCATAACTCTTTCACCGTAGGCAGTCATAATTGCAATAACAACTCGGTCCTGCCATATTTTTTTAGGGTCGTTTGTTACAGTAATCGACCCATTTGAGTTAAAAGAAAACGGCAAGCTTATAGCCGTTGATACATCACTCATAGTTCTACTCCCATCCATACTGGAAAGTTAGGGTCTCCAGCAATAAACATAACCCAAACTTTTTGTCCTACCGCTGGCACCAACCTGTGTGGCGTGTGCTCAGGGAATTCTGTAGTTATTTCTAAATCATCATTCCATTTGTTCTCTGTATCAGCGTCAGTCTCATGAGCATGGTCTAAGTTCCACGTACTGTCAGGACTTTTACCTGTGTGGTTATTAGTGTGAGCATCATGAGCCAGGCTGATGGCTACGGTGTGGGTGTGAGAACCAAAGGTACTAACAGTTGCACCGCTTGTTGTAATGGTTTCTGAGTGAGTAGCGTGAGTGGCATGAGCCTGTAAAAGGGCAGCAACTTCAGAGGCTAGATGTTTCTTATGGTCAGGGTGATTAGAGTTAGAGGTTACAGGAAGGCATGGTCTTGCCCACTCTGTCATCTCCTGTCCCATGACTTGAGGAACTTGAAGCTTAATTTTGTTTTCGCCTTCAGGGTCATCGTTATCAGCACAGAGGCCTTCATAAAGTCCGTAGAACTTTGCGTCGTAGTCTTTCATCGTGTTCTTGCCACCGCCTTAGCAACACGTGCGGCAGTAGCAGCCGTACGCTTAGGTTCTGTAGAAGCAGTTCGTTTTCCAATCGCTTTATTAGCAGTCTTCCAAACAGCTGCGCTGTTATTAACAGTGGTTATCTTACTTCTATTTTTAATCTTTCCAAAACTGTCTTTTGTTGTTGGCGTATATTTAATACCTGTACGAACAAGTTTAGTCTTTGCTTTAATTTTTGTGTTTTTTTTATTAGGTATTATTACACGGTTTCCACCTACAGGATTTTGAATATCCTGCCCGTCTTCCCAACGATTAGCTTGACCTAAACCATCAGTACCTAAACTAACAACAGTTGTATAAACGTAGCTCTTTAAATTTTCTTCTTTAATTTTATGCTCTGTACTTAGTACAGTCCAAAATCCAGAGTAGTTAGGCCCCAGTCCATTTAAATAAACAGGCATACCTGGTCTTAGTGAAGGATTACCTAAAAGCTCAGCCTCTGCTCTATATGGGAACGCGTTTCTAAGTTCGGCAGCTTCTGCTTCATACTCAGCTATTTCTGCGTTTGTAGTTACGGCGTCAGTGTTGTACCTATCAAAGAATTCTTCTTGAGTCTTAGCTCGTGTTTTTTTGTTACGCTTTTGTTTAGTAGCAGCGTAAGCAGACTTACTGTTTTTATCTACGCCGCCTACCGCAACAGCAGCTTTCATATCTCCATCAAAACTTAAAGACTCACTAATAATTGGTTTAAAGCTATAGATGCTGCCGAGACCCATACCAACCTGTATTTGAGTAAAGGTTGGAGCTTCAGCCCTAAGCTCTTTGTAATCTTCTAGCAAAGGCTTTAGATAAACTTCAGTATTTTCGGTTCTTAAACCCCACCCAATTTGTTTAGCTAACTTAACAAGCATCTGCCAGTCCGTTAATCCAGGGTGAGATATTTGTTCAAACACTCTGGGGTGTGGGTTAGTTATAGCTACAAGTCCATGCTTACTAGATATCTCATCTACAACCATATCGGCTGTGTAACCTTTATAGAGTCCTTGAGACGCTTGTTTCAATGGAAAAGAGCCACCAATACAAGTAACAGTAATAAAGTTTTTGCCAGCCGTTTGGTCGGTCTCTACATGATGAATATAACCATAGAAATCTCGGCTATCAACCATAGATGAAAAAGTAGCTTCTACAGGAGTGCCTGGTCTAACGTTGTCGTAATCGTATCCCCAGTCTTTAAATGTAAACTCTACTACTTCATGTTCATAAAATTTTTGTTTTAAAGTTGCCGAATAAACGTATGTTGGGTCATCAGCGGCATTTGGAAATGAGACAGTTACTCGATTAGACATTAGGAATCCTTAAGATGGTGCCATTAGGAATGTTCTCAAAGTCATCTACTTCAGGGTTAAATTCAGCAATTAACCACCATAAGCTTGGTCGTCTATAGTATTTTTCAGCAATAGAGTCTAGTCTTTCACCAGTTATATATTTATGAGTGTCGTAAGTAACATAGCCAAGCTCACTAAAATCATAAAATACAACTGGGTTTTTACTAGCACCAGCTTCTACAGCGTAGAAATCAACTAGAGAAAACTCATATCTAGAGCCTGCTTTTATCATCAGTATCTCCTATACAATCATTGAGCCAGCAAAACAGTCAACTGACATGTTTAGTACTGTTCTTAAAGGAACCATGTTTTCGGCAAAAGATGTGTGGTTGATAGATAAAGAACTTAACCACCCAACGTATGACAAGCTGTTCATTGAGCTAATGCTACTGACGTCTCCGCCTAATTCAAAAGCTAAAAGCGTAGGTTGTAGGTATCCTAAGTCCGCTGTTTTTTTACCTAACAAGTTTTTCCAACCGTCTGCAGAAGCATCTCCAAACTTTCCATCACCATTGATAGCTTTAAATAGATACTCCAAATCAGCCATTGTTCCAAGCTCGGCAAGTTTTTTAATTTGTAGTGCATAATCTTCAGTTTTTGCTAATGGATGCTTTCCACCGTTTGTGTAATACTGATTAAAGTCTACATAGTTGCCATCATTACCAATATTAGCAAGTTGATAAAAATTTCTAATACAAGCAAAATCATTAGTTCTATCTAATGTGATAGATAAGCTAACGCTTTCTTGACCTGGAAACGCACCAGATACCGAAGTATACACATCGGCAGATGACGGAGTAATCTCCATGTTTCTATTAACACTGACAGAAATAGACTCAGGATTCCACAAAAATTGGAATCCGTATTTATAAGAGTCGTCGCCAATAATTGTTCGTCCATCAGGTTTGTAAGTTTTATTTCCAATTTCTTTTTGACGTTTGTCACCCATGGTAGAAACTTCGCCAGTTGTTCTATCAATAGAGGTTGCATTAGCTGCGTTGTCGTAATACCAAATTCTACCTCGTCGTGAGCCGTGAAACGCGTACCCAAATCCACCTACATCACCTGGGATAACCTCTTGAGGTCTTATTGGAAGGCTCCAATTGTGTGGGGGTAAATTAAAACTATAATTGTAAGGACTAGGAATTGGAGGAGTCTTTGAGGCTTTTTTACCGCCACCACCTTTGTTTCCACCCTTGCCGCCAGACCCACCAGACCCACCAGTGCCTCCAGGACCAGAGCCCGTTTTGTTTTTATTAGCTAGCATCTTACTTAGAGCTAGTGCACCGATAGCTGCAACACCAGTACCAACTGGTCCAGCACTACCGCGGGCAGCAGTAGCGATTCCCGCTCTTGTAAAACCGTAAATCTTTGAAGCTAAGCTTGGAGCAGCAACTACTGCAGCTCCCTTAAGCGTAGTACCTGCCGTACTCTTAGTTGTTTTAACAACAGAAGTTTTTACTCCTGGATTTTTGCTCAACTTTAAAACAGTAGTTTTATTACTTTTTATCCCTGTCTTAGTAACGTTGACTGCAACTTTAGCGACGCTTACCGCACGTGAGCGAGTAAGGACTGCGGCACCAACACGGATTGCACCTAATGCTAGCGGTACGGCTAATGGAAATGGCATTATTGTCCTCCTAGTTGCTTGTTAAAGTTTTGACTAGATAAAAGTTGCTTAAGCGCTTCTGCAGTTGCAGCTGGGTTTCCGCCACCTTCAATTTTAATAGTTACTCCACCCATGTTGTATGTACTAGCAGAAGGTGTTGGTTGAGCAAATGCTTCTGGCTTTTCTTTTTTATCAAACCCCGCCCATCGGTCTGATTTTGATAAAAACTCTTTCCAAGATACGCCACTAGCACCGTCACTACTATTACCAGGAAGCATCCCAGACCAACCAGAGTTAGTTGTTGGGGTCGTCTTGCCGTCAAAGTTATATGGACTTCCACCAACTTTACCTGTAACCCAAGCAGAACTATTAATAGCAGCAAGAATATCTTCTTTACTCTTACCAGCTTTTAACGCTTCAATAATGTCTGTGTATCCACGCTTGTCTGCGCTCTTACCAGTAAGGGTATCGATAGTTGCATTAAGTCCATCTTCCCAGCTCTTATAAACCTTTACGCCTACGTGGTTCATAGACTCTGAGCCGTACTTGCCACCTAAAGTTGTATTAAGTGGGTTGTACTTAGCAGAGTTTTTAAAGTGACCACCCTCATGGTTCTGCCATATCTTTAAAGCATCAATAGAATCTTGGCTTTGAGGAGCACCAATCTTTTTTAAGAAAGCTTTAGCAAAGTCTTCGTTTGAAGATTTCTCATCTAATCCTGTGCCTTTTCCAAACACCCAACCACCGTCACCACGGAATGGGTAGTTCTTTAAATCGTGGTTAGGAACAATGTATCCATCTTCTTTAGGTACAAAGAGTTCTGGTCCGCGCTCGCCAACAATGTAAGGTGACTTTTTGTCTACGTCTCCGCCCTCAGCTTTAAATATTCCTGTAAGGGCTCTTGATACTGGGTTACCAACTAAGAAACCAGTGAGAGCACTTATGGCGTTATTACCGCCGCTACCTAGTGTTTCAAAGAAACCTTTAGTTGCACCTAGAGCAGATATAAGACCAGTAAACTTATCCATCTCGGTAAAGAAACCACTTACATAAGACATAAGCTGGTCTGCTCTACCCTTAGCGTCAGCAATAGCTGGAGCTGTTGTAGAGATAAATTCTGATGCTTGAGCAGTTCTTTGCCCCTGCATGTTTGCAGCAAAAGTAGAAAGACCTGCGTCTTGAGATAGCTTCTTCATTCTGTCGCCACTCATACCAGCAAACTGTGCTCCGCCTGTAGACGCCTTAAGTAGAAGTCCGTCTTCAATCATCTTTCTTAGGTACGGGTCATTACCAAAAAGATTATCAAGCATGGTGGCAATTGCGTTACCAGGCAATAAAGAAGTTTTAATATCTTGAAGAGTAGAACCAGAACCACCAGTGCGTCTCTTTTGACTCTCAAGTTTATTCCACAAGTCATCAATGATAGCTCTTGGGTCGCGAGGCATTCCGTTTTCATCACGAACCCTAATACCAACCGCTCTTAACATGTTTACGCTTCTACCGCGGTTAAGTGCGCCCACTGCTTGAGCAGCGCCTTCTCCACCCATACCAGGAGTCATGTTAGATAAAACTGCAGAGCCCATAGCAACCTGCTGCATGTTTTGCTGGGAACCGCCATAGATACCACCTTGTGCAAAGGTAGCCATCATTCGCATATTATCTAGCGGGTCTTTCATAAGACCAGCTTTTGCTATTTTGTTTAAGAAATCTCGTGTCTGGTCATAAGCGCCGTTCTTTCCGCTCATGTCAGATAATCCACCAAGCACTCCTGGCATACCCGCTTGAACGCGGCCTCCGCCACCTAAAGATATAGCAGCACGTGATGTATATAGCTGTGCTTTAAATGCATCGTCTGTGCCTGGCATTGCCATGGCAGCAGCAGTAACACCAGCTGCAGCTATTTGAGCAGGTGATGGCTGTCTAAAGACGTTTGTATTTCCGCCACCTTGAGGTGCGCCTGCAGCAGCAGGACCTGTACCACCTGGACCAGCAGGACCAGCGGGGCCGCCTGGGCCGCCTGCTTGTGGAGTAGAAAAAGTAGGGCCAGCCATAACAGTATTGGCGCCACCTGGGCCACCAATACCGCTAAAGGCGTTTTTAAATTTAGCACCCATGCGGGTGATTTTTTGTTCGGCTGCATTAAGTGAGCTGTTAATTCTGTACTCAATGGTGCTAGCCATTTGTAAAAGGGTAGAGTGAGCCCCACGGCTTGATTGTTCAAACCGCTGCATGTTGTTCGCAGCATTTCCACTACTGGAGTTGCTAGGCATATTTAACATTATCTAGTCCTTCTAGAACGTTCTAACCAATTAAGACGCTCTCTGGGTGAGAGGCTTCTTATATCTGATAGTGACCAACCAACGAAAGTTCTTGTAAGAATCTCGTACTGGTCTAACAGGCTTTCGTAATCTGTTTCACTAAATGCGAAACAAGTCGAGCAAGGACAGCGGAAGAGCCATTAACTCACCACATGCCTTACAAGCCCTGGTCACCTCCCCAAGGCGTGGACCTGGGTTACGCTTGATGATTTCATCAACAAGCTTGGTTCTATCTGCCATACCCAAAGATAAAGCAGTCATAGCACCTTCAGATGGTTCTCCGTTTAGTGACACTAAGCATCCAGCTAGTAAAATTGTATTTACTTCTGCAGG